AGCTGACATTTTTATAACATGAATAATAGTGTCTGCGTCCTCTAGTGATGTTGCCGTATACGGCACTACTAAATCCTCTGCAGGTACAAACTTAGAAACTGTACGCCCTAATACAGAATCAAAATAAACTTTTTTAAATGTAGAACCAGCAAGTGGTAAGTTAAATAACATTTGGTCAAACTCAGGTTCATACTCTTTCATCTCAGACATGATTTGATAGTTCATAAACTCTTTGACACGTTGTGATTGTTGTTCTTTCATCGGATCAACTTTACCCATAATTTGAGTTCTAACTGGTCCGCCTGCAGGTAATAATTCTTTGTATGCTAATGCTTGAAATTGTGTAACCGCTTCTGCAAGCACAGGATGTGTCGCGCCACTTGCACCTTGAAAAGGTTCTGATCTATTTTCGTATTTAAAACCTAACAGGTCTAAACCTTTTAGGTAACCGTCTTCCCAATCAGAACGTGATGATTTCATTTCATCGTAAGACTCTTGTAGTTCAGACGCAACCGCGGTCAGCGCTTCGTCATTCATGAACTCTGCTAAGTTAGCTTCGTGTTGTTCGCCGCCTTCCATGCCACCAGCATTAGGATCAAAATCTATTTCTGCTCCACCGTCTTCTAACATGTCAACGTTAACGTCGCCACCGTCTTGAAATTCTTGTGGCATTGCCACATCTACATCTTTGTCTAAAATTTCTAAATCTTTAGGGATTGTCTCAACATCTTTTTCTATAGCCATTAGTAATATGTCCTTTGTTGTTGTGGCATTGGCTCATCCTCGTAGTCATCTGGATGTTCGACAAAGCCGCCTTGTCTAAATCGCATTACTGCTTGAGTCATACTATCCACCAAGTCATCATGCTCACCTAATGGAAATGCAGCGCATTCCTCAATTACTTCCTCTGCCCATTTAGTTTCAGGTGCCCATATTTGACCTGCCTCAAACAATGGTGCTACAGAGTTTATCCTAGTATGTTTATCATTTCCTTTACTCGGTGTAAAGTTAATAACAGGTATACCTAGTTTACGCATTTCATACGTTAATGGCAAGCCCGAAGCTTTAGCCTCCACGATCACCGTTTCTGGCTTCCAATAGTCGTATTGTTCTTTTGCTATTCTACGTAGCTCGGGGAACTCGAATCTGTCTTTAACCATATCTACAAGAATTAACGCCGGACCGCTGTCCTCGCTTGGATGAAACACGCCCCATGTAGTTATGGCGCTGTAGTCAGCAGTTTCTTTTTTCATAAACGCTGTATCATAACTTTGTATCACATGTTCTAGTGGAGGCATTTCTTCTTTTTCCCAAACCTTCCACCACTCACGTTTTATAATTGATCCTTCAGCAGCTGTTGGATTTTGCTGGTATTGTGCATTCCACTTTAATATACTTACGGATGCTTTTACCGCTTCTAACTCTTCGAGCTTCCAATAACCAGGCCACACCGGATTACCGCTTGGCAGGATCGCCGGGAACTCGATTACTTCCCATTGGTCTGCTTTTGGCTCTTTTTGTGCTTTCATTAATTTTCCCGTCAGGTCTGCGACATTCCAACGAGTCATCACCACTATTATTCTGCCGCCAGGTTGTAAACGTTGACGAGGTCCAGATGTGTACCACTCATAAACTCTATCATAACTGGCCATGTTCATTGCGTCCTGTTCTGAGTGTGGATCATCAATGATCAATAAATCCGCTCCACGGCCCGTGATACTTCCTCCAACACCCGCTGCATAATATTCACCACCTTGGTCTGTTTCCCATTTACCAGCGGCCTTAGAATCTTCACGCAATCTTGTATTAAATATTTTTTGATAATCTTCTGTGTCAATTAATGATTTTGCTTTACGACCAAAACGTACTGCAAGTTCTGCATTATTAGTTGCTTGAATTATTTTTAAATCTGGTTTGTTACCAATCATCCATGCAGGTAAGAAGTTAGATGCAAATTCTGATTTTGTATGTCTTGGTGCCATGTTGATAATTAGTCTTTTTAAATTACCATTGGCTACACGGTTAAATTTTTCTGCCATTATCTTATGGTGCTCACCTTCTATAAATCCTGGCCACATGTGTTTTACAAAACTTAAAAAGTCATCACGGACCGCCTGCTCTTTTTTCTTTTCGTCGAGCAATACCATTGTGCGTAAGTATTCTTTTTTAGTATCTTCAGGTAAATTATTTAATTGTTCTGGGGTTAGCATTTGAAAAAATTTTTTAAAAAATTTTGCACCTTTTTGTTTTTAACAAAGTGAAAATGATTATAGCTCATATTTAAGTCCAAATCAAACTATATAGACGCATATAGGATCCATACTATATAGAATCCGGGGGTGGGGGTGGGTGGGCCCGCAGGGTCACAAGATATGGTATGGTACCTCTATTGACACACTATATGTTGTGTCAAGAAAAAAAATAAAAAGTTATCCACAGTGATATTTATGCAACACACAATATGTGGGAGGGTGTGGCCCGCAGGGCCACAAGATGTTGTGTCAAGTAAAATAAAAAGTTATCCACAGAAAAAAAATAAAATAAATGTTGCATTAGTTATGGGATAGTATAAGAATATATATATTAATTAACTAACAGAAAGAATAACAATGATTAAATGTACGAGATGTGATTGCAATACAACACATGATTATATTGCACAAGTTGAGAGTGGTGAAGTCTGTTTAGATTGCATTACAGAAGAAGAAAGTAATAACTTAGAATGGGAACTAGCAGAAGCAAGACACGATCAGTTTCTAGAAGCACAAGGGGAGGGAAAATAATATGTATGTATTATTAGAACAAAGAACATACTCATATTACGACAATACAAAAGATGTCAATGTGTATGTAGAATATAAATCAGACAATAAAGAAAATGTTGAGGCTATGAAGATTGTAAAAGAAGAAGAAGCAAGACTTCACCACCAAGACAACAACAAGAAAAGTATTGTCTATCAAATAGTCGAGTTGGTTAATTAATCTTGACGATTGGGAACATATCTATATGATATGTTCCCATAACCAATAGAAAGGATAATTATGTTAGATAAAAGATATGACCAGTTATATTCTGTATTAGATGAGAAAGAGGACAAGCACTTATTGTTGTCTTTACTTCAAACAGAACTAGGCAAGGCTTCACAATTCAAGATACATTTTTTTCATAATGGCAAAGAGGACATTGTAATACGCAAGGGATTCTTTGATGAAAAATGTAGAGTGTGGGAAACCAAGCAAGGCAAGATTGCAGTATGTTTTGTGTGCTTAGATAACTACGATAGAATTAAGGGTTATAGAACTGCAACCGATATAGAACATATTGAAGCTATGATACCTAAAACAATGGAGGTAATAAACTAATGAGATATATAAGCAAAGATGGTTGGCTTGCAATCATTCTCGCATGTGCCTTTGTGTACTTTCCAGTACGCATGATAGCTAGTGTGTTTTTTGGAATATGAGTAAGTCAGCAAGATACTGTGTGACTTGTGGTAAGAAGTTCTACCCCAAGTCATACTCAGCATATCCTCAAGATGATTACTCTTGCACAGATTATCCAACACGATATGAAGTGGAGCCAATCCACAAGCACTTTCATTCACAAAGCTGTATGAAAGAGTGGATTGCAAGATACTCTCGAGAGTTTTCTAATTTAATTGACAACATATCACATAATGTGATACAAGAGAATAGCAACCAACAGAAAGGATAATATATGGAAGCTAATAAACTAAGACTAAACCAACAGAAGCGACAGCTACTCAAAAGAGAGTGGGCTTCGACTGTTTGGAATAAGACACCAATGGAAGTTGAGGACAATCTAAAACTTGCCATTGAAAATTACAGAACAGTAAAACAACAAACTTGGGACAATGTAATCACACCAATAATGGACGATAAGTTTCCACTAGAGGATATGCAAGTGTTAGCCAAGTACGATAGAGGGAGCAATCACTATCGATCATTCACAGAAGTAGATCAATGCTTTTATTTTAAGCCGACACATACAGATAGTAGTGAGAGCCAATACAAGTGGACTATTAGTGATGAAGAAATGCTAGCATTATACCATTTCGAGTTGCAAGAGAAAGGACACCAAGCGACACTAGAAGTTGAGTATAGTGAGACAAGTAGAGATCGCAACCCTCACTATCACGAAAAAACAAAAGCTATGGAAGAAGATTTGTGCAAAGTATCAGCAAGTCTTGATCGTGGCTTGTGGAATAA